CAAATTTGAGCAATTGATTGAGCTTTTCATCGCAGAAGACGAAGAAGGCGCAAAAGAGCTGTTCCACGACATTGTAGTTGAAAAATCACGTAGTATTTACGAAGGTTTAGTAGACGAAGATCAGATGGAAGAAACAGCAGAAGTAGAAGTTGAGGAATCAGAAGAAGTATCTGAGGAATCAGAAGAAGTATCTGAAGAATCAGATTTTGACGAAGATCTAGGCGGCAACTCAGCTGAAGATATGATCGACGACATCGAAGCAGACGAAGAAGGTCTTTCGATGGAAAATGATGAAGGTGAAGAAGAATTAGAAGATCGTGTAGTAGATATCGAAGATGCACTAGACGAACTTAAGGCTGAATTCGAAGCGTTAATGGCTGGTGATTCAGACGAAGAGCCAGAGATGGACATGGACATGGACATGGACGATGAAGGCGAAGAAGAAGATGAAGGCGATGAGATGGAGATGGAATCTGTTGAAGAAACAGAAGAAGTTGTTCGCGAATATGAAGAAAAAGCTCCAGCGCCTGTGACTTCTGAAGAAGGTGACGGATCAACAGGTCCAGTTGCTAGCAAAAACGATATGGGCGGCAAAGCAGTAGATCCGACAGGCGAAGAAAGTGGCAGTGCTACTCCAAAGTCAACAGTACAAACTGATGCAGCTGATCCACGTGATGCAACAATGAGTAAAGCATAATCCTATGTTATACTTGAGAGAAAACCTAACCAATGCACAATCTAATACTGTAGTAGAAGCTACAGAAAATAGTGCTGGCGGCAAGGATCTCTACATGAAAGGCATTTGTATTCAGGGCGGGGTTAAAAACGCAAACCAGCGTGTTTACCCCGTTACTGAGATTACTAATGCTGTTAAGACCATCAACGAGCAAATTAAAGCTGGCAACAGTGTACTTGGAGAAGTTGACCATCCAGATGATCTAAAAATTAATATTGATCGTGTTTCACATACAATCGAAGAGATGTGGATGGATGGGCCTAATGGGTATGGTAAACTTAAGATTCTTGGAACTCCAATGGGTCAACTTGTGAAAACAATGATCGAAGGTGGAGTAAAGTTAGGAGTTAGTAGCAGAGGCAGTGGTGAGGTAAACGAATCAACTGGTAATGTTAGTAACTTTGAAATTGTCACGGTAGATGTCGTGGCACAACCTAGCGCACCTAATGCATATCCTGTAGCGATTTACGAAGGACTACTTAATATGAAAGGCGGCGCTAAAGTACTTGAAATAGCAGATGAAGCGAGAGCAGATGCTAGAGTACAGAAATACCTGAGAGAAGAAATGTTTCGTCTTATCAGGGACTTGAAGATCTAGGAGATCAAAATGCTAGATGCTATTAAACCACTTTTGGATAGCGACCTTGTTAATGAAGATACTCGCACAGCCATTGCCGAACAATGGGAGGCAAAGCTAAGTGAGGTTCGTAATCAAGTAACAGCAGAACTTCGTGAAGAGTTCGCACAACGCTATGAGCATGATAAATCTACTATGGTTGAAGCCTTAGATCGCATGATTACAGAAGGTCTAACTACTGAAATTGAACAAATCGCCGAAGAGCGTAAAGCAATTGCAGAAGACCGTGCTAAGTTTGTTAAAAAGATGAGAGAATCGTCCGAAACATTCGACAGCTTTTTAGTTAAAACATTGAGTGAAGAAATTGCGGAACTTCGCAACGAACGTGCTCAACAGCAAGAAATTGTAGAAAAGTTAGAAAACTTTGTTGTTGCACAACTTGCTGAAGAAATTGAAGATTTCCAAAAAGATCGTCAAGATGTTGTTGAAACTAAAGTACGCTTAGTAAAAGAGGCTAGAGAAAAGTTTGATACTTTAAAAACTAATTTTGTTAAGCATACAAGTAAAGCAGTTAACGAAGCAGTAACAAGCTATCTTAAAGGTGAAATGAATCAACTTAAAGAAGATATTCAAATTGCAAAAGAAAATACTTTCGGACGTAAAATCTTCGAAACTTTTGCTACAGAATTCTCTGCAAGTCACCTCAATGAAAA